TTTAGGGGCGTACTTAGCTTTCAGGATTTCAGCAGTACGGTCGACTTCTGGAGCGTCGGCAGTACCAGTTCCAGCAACGCCTGTTTCACTCATCATTTCAGAGGTATCAACGGCAGCTTTTTGTACAGCGTATCCAGCAACGACAGCAGCGAATGCTTCTTCAGCAACAGCTTCAAGTGCTTTCAGAACACTTTCAACTTGAGCTTCAGGCAATACAGCAGCCAATGCAGACTTGCGAACTTCTTGTACACGAGCAGCTTCAGCAGCTTTGAATGTAGCAACTTCAGCTTGAACAGCTTTCAGCACTTCTTCTTGAGCAACTAGAGCCTTTTGGACTTCAGCGACAGCGGCTACAGCAGCGGCCTTTTCAACTGCAACAGCAGCGAGAACGGCTTCTTCGTGAGCAGCCTTCAGGATTGTTTCCATTTGAGTTTCCTCTTGTTTGATAGGTTGTTCTGGAAGAGCAGCGAATGCTTTCTCCAGCATTTCTTGATCAGCCATAAGGGCTAGATGTTGTTCTGGAGTTAGAGCTGCGAGAGCCTTCTCCACGTCTTGGGCTTTGTACACAGCTTTCATGATACTAATAGATTCGATCTTTTGATCGATCCAATCTTTCTCATTAGTATCAGGATACTCTGTGCGTCCATAACCCATAACAGAAGATAGAACTTCTGCATCGTCCCAGTACAGTCCAAAGAACTTACGAAGGAACTCAGGGAATTGCATTTCAACAGTAACAGTTGAGGCTTTCTCAATCTGCTCTTGTGTGATTTGATTAGTTGCTTTGGTAATCAGTGTAGTGATTCCATTTGCAGGACCACCTTGATGTTTACCGACAAGGGCAACGTGTGCCCCGTCATGTTCAAACTTGATATCAGTCAAGCGACGTTTTGCGATTGTCATTCTAGTTCCTCGACATTAGCCATAGCACCAATAGAGACACCGTTGATGTCGCCAGATTTAACACCTTGCCATAGAGCTTCACCAACTTCCGTTTCAGGGAACTTCCACCACTGTAGCCATGTGCCTTTAGTGATTGCAACACCGTTGTCCAGTGTGAAATCAGATGGGGCAATGAAGGACTGGATAGCTTTCGCTTCTTCAGTCTCTACTTGGTGGAACAGGTAAGCTACGTTGCAATGTGCGTTGTAGTTGTCACAAGCTTTCTCAACTTCAACTGCTGTATATGTATCCCCGTGAAGGTCAACTACATCAGGAGCAAGTACAACGAAGAGAGCCTTTCGGTCCTCTTCATCGAGAGCTTTTGTCACTTCAACTGGTGCCTTAACTTCTTGAGTAGAGCCACCAAAGTGTTTTTCGATTAGTTCAGCAAGTGCATCAACGAATTTCATTGTGGCTCCTTATGCGTTATTTGCGGCAGCATTATCTTTACCTGATACTTTCTTCGAAGCTCCATTGCCAACACCAGCTAGACCGGCTTGACTTTCACCACCCATGATTTCCTCTTTATCAATCGGAGCATCATCAGGTTTAACAGGAACTTTAAGAGCAGCACGAATCTTGTTCGCCATAGGACGGTCAAGTTCAAGAGCCCCAACAGAACCCATACGTTGGATTGCTTTGGAGAATTCATCAAGATCAACTTCATCCAAGTCACCGTAAACCAGCTTAGGAAGCTTGGCGTCAGATGCTTCACCGTTCAATGCGAACAGTTGTGGGATCAAGTCTTTGTTGACAACATCAGCGATTTCTTGAAGACGTGCTTCAATCGCCATTGCCATAATATTTGTTTTTGCACCAGCAAGCGAGAAGCTACCAACACTATCTTGTCCAAGTTTCAGAACATCAGCAAACAAAGCAGTGAGGATTTTATTGTCCCAACGCTTAATGATTGCATCTGTGTCATACATCTTGGCACCCTGTGTCGAAGTCAGTTCAAACTTGAACAATGGCTGTCGGCTTTCAGGATCGAATTGTTGTGGCAGGATCAAACCAGCTTGTTCGTTCATCTGAATGTTTCGGATAACGTTCTGGTAGTATTGATAAATCTTTGCTTCAGCAGGAGAAGCATCAGCAGACATATAACGTGGAGGCAAGTACAGAGTTGGCATACCAACCATGTCACGACTAACACCAATCGACTCTTGTTCTTCGATCAGGCAGCGATACTTCCAAGCGTAATACGCAGCACGTAGTGGCGAGTTACCTTCCGGGTTATCACGTTCTGCGTCCACACGGACAAGCAAGAACTTCTTACGGGGAATGTCAATCATGCCAGTGCTATTGATAGCGTTCAGATTCAGGTAGCGTTCTGCCCCTTGAATCGCTGTGAGGCTCTGCTGGACGCCAAGAAGGTTACGCCCGTCTTCACTGTACAGCCACTTGTAGATCGTGTCCTGTGAGCGAATAGGGAGCTTCCTGATGCCAATCTTACCATCACTGTATTTAGAACCTGTAGAACCGTCACGACGACGGTAGACTTTCTCGTGAACCGAGAAGCCGTAAGTTAGTGCAGATGTAGTCTCTTGAATGAAGCTACGCCAACTGTGTTCCATATCATCCAGACATTCCTCTAGGAATTGACCGCGAGCTTTCATCGCAGCATCTGGAGCAGGACCAAGGTCAGTTGTCCATTCAACACGGCTGATCATCATCTTGAACAGAGAGAGAGCAGCAGCGATTGTTACATCCGAAGCCATCGTTCGGAAAGTCTTGCAAGCTTCAGGGAACCGTAGTTCTCTGCGAGCTTCTTCGTTAATGCGACCACCAGCCATTTTCAGACCGGTTGTTCCCATTTCACCAAGACGCAAACGAGGCAAAGGAGTTTCTGCTTTTTCAATTAGTTCAGTCATAACCTCGCCTTATGTATTGTATACCCTGAATGGATTCACCTGAACCATTTCAGGAACGATGAAGTCAGGGATATGAATGTCAGTAGAGAGTGCGTGGAAACTATCAGACGTTCCGTCAACCATGTCGTCTTTGATGTTTCTGCTACCATCGAAGCGTGTAAGCTCCATGAAGTAGTCCGCATTCCATTCAGCAGTTACAACGTCAATACCACCAGCCTCTGCAACAGCAGCGAATGGGGCGAATCGTGTAACCTTAGATTTGTTAGTTGCTTTCATCTTGGCATAATAACCAGCGTCTGCAATGTCACGGATAAGCGATGCAGCATAAGCTTTACCAGCAGCTCCGGGGTCACAAGGGATAATGATTGTTACATCATCACCATCTTGTCTTGCAGTTTCAAGGATCATGTCAAGAACGCCACCGTGGCGTCGTCTATCCCGAACAACGTCTTCTACTGTGTAACGTCCTTCACGAGTCTTGCTCATGAGAACTCCAGCAGTCCAGTCGGGATTAGGGTTTGTATCAGAAGGCATAGTTCCAGAGATATCCCATGCACGAACACGCTTAACAGCTTTCAGTGCAGGATGTGGAACCATGTTCACCCATTCTTCTTTGAAGTAACCAGAGCCTTCAGCTCTTGCCAGCCAACTACCGTGAAGCAGTCGAGCCTTTTCAACACGTCCCAAACCTTCTAGCATAGCTACATAGTTTGGATCGATTTCACAAAGGATTGGGTTGTCATATACGTTTGCCGAAATGAACTTGAAGCTCAGCGGCTTAACTTGTTTCTTGTGATCATCTGCCAGCTTAGGATTACCGTACAGATCAATAGCTTCACGCCAACTATCTGCCCAGCACATCTTATCATCGAGACGAACGAACCAACGAGTAACACCATCACGTTCAGGAATCGGGATTCCAGTATTAGGATCAAGCCACCAATCCAACCAGTGACGCAAGAAGCTGTCATAGTCAGGGTTACAAGTGATCTTCATGTGTGGTGGAACTTCAGGGCAACTTGGATTACGCATACGAGACATCAAGTAGATGACCATTGCTTCTTCGAATTGTTGTCCTTCGTCAATCAGGAATTTGTTTACTTCCCAACCTTGGAAGTCGTCCTTTGCTTTGAGGTCTTGGAAGTGACGCAAGAAGACTTTGGCGCCAGAACTAAACAGGAAGTGGTCCTGCTTGTCACGCCATCTTACTTTAGGGTCAACAAGTTCAAACAAGGCTTGAGCTTTCTCAAGAAGGCCACCCGGACCTTTAAGTTGTGGAGTAGAACGGCGAACCATTACACCACGGAAGTTTGGAAGTTTTACGTGCTTCAGGAAGTCCATTACGCCAAGGTATGATTTACCTGCACCAGCAGCACCACCGAATACGGTAATGTTTGCATCAGTGTGCATGAATTCATATTGCTTGGGGGATTTAGGGCCAATGATATTTGGATTCAAATCGAATACGGGATATTCTCTTGGCTTAAGTACCATTGTGCCTCCTGAAGTTGTGGTCATTGCGACCGAAGATGGGGAGCAATATGTCTTGCTCTATATGTACATTCTACATGTGAAATCAGAGTTGTCAACCCCTTAAACATAAAAACCGTAAAGTATTTCATATTCAAGAGATTGAGTCAACAATTTTATTACGCTTTCAATGCAGCGATGATTGCATTGACTTTTACCTTCAAAGCGTTAACCAGAGTAATGGCAGTTGCTTCGTCAGTTGCGTCTGCTGTAGTCACTGTCGTAAGGGCAGTAATAGCAGCAGCTTGTCCAGCGTCAATGAAAGCTCCAGCTTTGATGCCTTCCAGCAATCCAAGTTGGGCGATCAGTTCGTATTGTTCTGTTGGTGTTGTTAGAGCCATGATATTTTCCTTGTAATTACGCAGCAATCGCTGCTAGTTGTTTGACTTTAATTGTCCCAGTCATTGGGATGTTTTGACTCGCATAAACAGATACACGAATCTTAACCTCTGTGCATCCAGATGTGATTGCTGTGATTGGGGTTTCTTGAACACCAGACACTTTTACACTACTCATCGGGAATCCATCTTGGTAACGGTCACAGCACTTAGAATTGTAAGTACCAGAATCAAGGAAACGGAAGTCGAGACTCACGCCGAGGCATCCAGTCATTTCGAATTCAATATCTGCAACAGCTTTGATGTTTGCAGCAAGCTTGGCGTTTGCAAGTGTGATGATCTGCTCAAAGGTGAACAGGGCTCCAGATGTTGTTGGAGTACCGCTGAACTTGAAGACTTGAGCTTCACCGATAGTAGCGGCTTCCTTCGATGCAACCACGCTCATACCTGTCCAAGAGCTTCCAGCAATCGTGTAACCCGTTGCTACGTCACCGGTTGCGTTGGCAGATGCGCTCTTAGTCCCTGTGGTGCCTGTCAGCAAGGCGTTAGAGTTGATCTGACCGAATGGGTTCAGTGCAGAGTCATAAGGGCTTGTAACGCGTGGTAGGGGCACTGGAGTATTGAATAGGTCTTGAATCTCACGAGCCAAGGCTTCTCCGACGATACGGGCACCAGTTGGGTTCCAGTGTAGGCCGTCAACTGTAACAGCAGCGGTATCAGTCATCTTGTCCCAAACGTCTACAACACGCACACCAAGCTTTGGAAGGTAGCTGTTGATCCAAGCTCTCACCTGTTCGTGAATAAGCTGACGTGGGGCAGATAGGGCGTTAGCACCACCACGTGGAGTCTCGTTAATGAATACAACGATCTTTCCAGCTTCTTTGAGCTTGTTAACAACAGCTTCAATGTTCTGTTGTGTCTGAGCAAGCGTGAAGTCCGATGTACGGTCATTGGTGGAGATAAGGCATACAACGACGTCAGCAGGAGCAGCGATCACTGTAGCAACGCGTGCAGCCCACTGAGAGGATGTATTACCACCAACTCCAAAGTTGAATGCAGGTTCAAAGAAGATACGGCCTTCAGAGTATTGTCCAAGCCAAGAGGCGTAACCATAGTTCT